AAAAGATGGAGATAAGCAATATAAAGTATCAAAAACAAGATATGAAGAACTTCAAAGAAGTTTATATGTTGATTAATTAAGAGCCGAAAGGCTCTTTTTAATATGGACCAAACACTGATGTCCATACAAAAAAGCATGTGCAAATTTATTAAATAGTCAATTCAAGACTTAAAAAAGTAGGAGGTAGTGAGAATGGATGGAGATAACAACACAAATAACAATGGTGTAAATAATAATTCAAATCCAAATGCCCAAAACACTACTGGGCAACAAACAAATCAAAATGCAAATCAACCATCAGCTGGAGCTATAGATTATGCAAAAATCCAAGAAATGATAGATGGTAGAAATGCAAAAACAGAAGATAGCATATTGAAAAGCTATTTTCAAAAGCAAGGTTTATCTGCAGAGGAAATGGAAAGTGCAATAACAACTTTCAAAGCTCAAAGAGAAAGCCAAGCAAACCAACAAAATAGAGAATTATCAGATGCTCAAAATTCTTTAAAAACAGAGCAATTAAAAAATCAAAAATTACAAATATCATTAAAAGCCTATGGGTTTGTTGATGAGTTAAATATAGATAATAAAACAATGCCTTATCTATTAAAAATGGCTGATTTTTCAAATTGTGTTGATAAAGATGGAAAAGTAAATGATGACTCTTTAAAACAAGCACTACAAAAGGTCATTGATGATGTACCAGGATTAAAGAAACAAGTTCAAAATTCTGTAGGCATCACAGTTGGTGCTAACACTAACAATAATCAAGGCTCAAATTCTCCAGCATTTGATTTCGGATTTGCTGGTGTAAGACCTAGAAAAAAATAATAGAAAGAAAAGAGGTAATTTAAAATGGCATTTGAAAAACAAAATTTAAATTATGCTAAAGAATATTCACAAGCTTTAGCTCAAGCATATCCTTATGTATTGTATTTTGGTGCATTATGGAGTGCAGTAAAACCAGATGTTAAATTCTTAAATAATAACACAGTTATTCTACCAAGTTTAAGTGTTAAAGGTAGAGGAAATGGAGATAGAGACACAATAGGTTCTTTCTCTAGAAATTTCAATAATGCGGAGGAAACAAAAGTATTAAAGACTCATAGAACATGGGATACTTTAATCCATCCAAGAGATATAGATGAAACAAATCATGTTGCATCTATCACAAACATTACAAGAGTAATGAATGAGGAACAAAAATTCCCAGAAATGGATGCAGAAATGATTACTGCATTGTACGAATTAAAAAATGCACAAGAAGCAGTTGTTGCAGATGATGTATTAACTGTAACTAATGTGTTAACAAAATTTGATGCCTTAATGGATAAAATGGATGAGGCTAGAGTTCCAGCAGCTGGAAGACTTTTATATGCTGATACATATACAAAGACTTTAATTGATACTGCTAAAGAAGCAGCTAGAAATTTAAGTGCTACTGACACTGCAGTTGCTAGATCATTAGACAGAATTGGAGAGGTTGAAGTAATTGGTGTTCCTACATCAGCTATGAAATCTAAATATGTATTCAAAGAGTCTGATGGTTTTGAAGTAGCAACAGATGCTAAAAATGTAAAAATGTTATTAGTACATCCAAGTGCAGTAATTCCAGTAATTGCTTATGACTTTGCTGAATTAGGAGCTCCAAGTTCATTATCAAAAGGTAAATGGACATACTTCGAAGAGTCTTTTGAAGATGTATTTATCTTTAATAAGAAACATGCTGGTATTCAATTCTATATTGAAAAATCAGCTTAAAGAAAGGTTGATAAAATATGAGTCTATATGCAGATAAAGACTACTACCAAAACACATATAAAGGTAGTAGTCTTTCTAGTGATAATGAATTAAATAAATATTTACAAGAGGCAACAGATGATGTAAATTCTTTGACTTTTAATAGAATTGTTGGAAAGGGTTTTGATAATCTTACTAACTTTCAAAAAGATATAATTCAAAGAGTATGTTGTCAGTTTGCCGAGTTTAAATTTGAAAATGCAGATGTGATAGAGTCAATATTATCTAGTTATTCAATAAATGGAGTATCTCAAAGTTTTGGAAATAATAATCTTAATGTAAAAGTAATCGAGGGAATTGCAATACCTTTTAGATTATATAAGTTACTGGGACAAACTGGACTAACTTGCAAGAATGCGAGGTATTATCAATGAAATATCCGTCTTTAGTTAGAAAACAAGATTGTAAAACTGACATTCATGTAGTTTTGTATAGTGATGATATATCTGAAGAAGGAGCTCCACAAATTGCTTTAGAAGATGATTTTAAATGTAATTATCAGAACAAAGCAAAAAGGGTTCTAACAAGTGAAAAAGTGTCAGTACAAGTTGCTGGCATTTGTTTATTTCATGAGGATATAGCACCAAATATGACAGATATACATAGTGGTAAAGTTACAGTTTTCGGTAAAGAAAGAGATATTATACAAGGCACGAAAGCAAGAAATCCAGATGGAACAGTAAATTATGTTGAATTGGATATTGTATAATGTCGAATTTCGTAAAATCAACAATTAAGATAAATTTTCCTAAAATAAAACAATTGAGTAAAGCAACAACAACAGCATTAGAAGAAACAATTGAAGCATTAAAAACGGAAGTTATAAATGCTCAAGTAATGCCTTTTGATACTGGTAACATGCAAAACAATTCTACATTTACTGATATTTCAAAAAGCAAACAAGGTAGTGTAAGTTTAATAACTGCAACACCTTATGCTAGAAGAATGTATTATCATCCCGAATATAATTTCCAAACTAAAGAAAATGCTCATGCTCAAGGGAATTGGCTAGAGCCTTGGATAAGTGGGAAAAATAAAGATTTTGTTGGTAAGGCATTTGCAAAGTTATATAAAAAGGAGGCTGGTTTATAATGTTGAGATTAGTTGATATTAAAAACTGGTTAGTTAAATTAGATGTAAAGACAGTTGCTGAAATCAACAAGATGTCTGTTAGGGAATTACATAATTTGAAAGTAAAGGAATTATTTTCTAAAGGTTATGTTGTAGCGGACCATTTCTATATTGGTAAGTTAGATAATAAGAACCAAAAATCTATTGGAGTTTATCAGCTACAAACTACAAATCCTAATATTGCAGTAGGTGGCTTGAAAAACACAAAATGCAAAGAAAAGACTGTAAGTATTTTAATTCATTGGAACAATAATGCAGATGAAACCGAAGTAAAAGCTCTTGAGTTATATTATAAATTCATGAATGCTAGGAATTTTTACATTACTAATAATATTTTAGTTAATTATATCGACTTGCTTGTACCAGAGCCAATAGATGTTGGAACAGATAATGCCAATGTCTATGAAAGAGTTATACAAGCAAGATTTTATTATGAGGAGGTTGATTAAAAATGGCAACAGTAACAACTGGAGTATATCCCGTATTTGATAATGTGTTCAAAATAGGAACCAAGGGAAAAGAGTCTGAAAGTGCAGATATGAAAGCAATTGCAGATTGCGAAACATTCTCAATGTCTATGGATAATAATGTTGAAGAATGGACTCCTATGACAACAGAGGGTTGGATTAGGAGAATGATGACTGGAAAAGGTTTTTCAATCAGTATTTCTGGAAAAAGAAATGTTGGAGATGATGGAAACGATTACATTGCATCAAAGTTATTTGCAACTGGTGCAAGTGTAGAGTCTAAATTTGAATGGGTATTCGCAGATGGTACTACGGTATCATTTGACTGTATTATTTCTGTTTCTAATGCTGGAACAGGAGATAGCACGAATGTTGCACCTTTAGAATTTGAGGTTATGTCGAATGGAAAACCAACTGTAACACCAGCAGCATAAAACGAGCCTCGGCATTTCGGTGCTGGGGCTTATTTTTTTTTATTAAAATTAATTTTAGGAGGAATTTAAAATGGCAAATAGTATTGATATTAGTGCAAAACTAAAAAAAGAGCCTATAAAAATAAGGTTAGCAGAGGATAAAGAATATGAGGTTGATAATAGTGCAGAAACATTTGTTATTGTACAAGATAAATTAAAAGATAAAGAATTTAGTATTGATGTTATGTATGAAGTAATTGAGATATTAATGGGAAAAGATGCATTGAAAGAAATAAAAGATATGAAATTGTCTGTAAATGGAATTGAAAGTGTAATTATCGGTTTAATGGCAGCAATTAATGAAATATCTTACGAGGAAATGGAGAAACGATTTCCAAAACAATAATGAAGCATTTTATGATTTAATTGATGATTTTGACTTAATAGAAAGCTCATTTGCTCAACAATATGGAATTAGATTAAGAAAAGAAATAGACACAATGAAATGGGGCGAATTTGCGAGTCTTTTAAGTGGGTTAAATGGAGACACACCTCTAGGGAATATTGTAAGAATTAGAAGTGAAAAGGATCCAAAAGTAATTAAAAACTTTACTGAAAGCGAGAAGAAAATTAGGTCAAACTGGTTAAATAAAAATGTAAAACAAATAAGTCAAGAAGACTATAAACAAGCTATGGAAAGTATAAAAAATATGTTTAAATCCATAGCAAAACAAAATGAAAAGAAATGAGGTGGAAGAAATTGAGTCAAAATGTAGGTACAATAGATTTAGAATTATTATTAAAAAGTGAAAAATTTAAATCTGAATTAAATGGATTACAAGGGCAAGCAAATCAAGCCTCAACTAAAATTTCTGGAGCCTTAAAAGGAATTGGTAAAGCAGCATTAGCTGCTTTTTCTGTTGCAGCCGTTGTTAAATTTGGAAAAGCATGTTTACAAGTAGCAACAGAAACAAGCAATGCATGGATAGGATTAAATTCTATATTGACTGGGCAAGGAAAAAGTTTTTCTCAAGCTCAAAAATTCATTGAAGAGTATGTAAGTGATGGTTTAGTTCCTTTGAATAATGCAGTTACTGCATATAAAAATTTAGCAGCTAGAGGTTATTCATCAGACCAAATTAAAAAGACTATGACAGCATTAAAAAATAGTGCTACATTCGGAAGACAAAGCACTTATTCATTAGGCGAAGCAGTACAAACTGCATCAGAAGGTCTAAAAAATGAAAATAGTATTTTAGTTGATAATGCTGGTGTAACAAAAAATGTTGCTAAAATGTGGGAAGACTATGCAAAATCAGTAGGAAAAACAACAAACCAATTAACACAACAAGAAAAAATAAATGCAGAAGTAAATGGAATATTAGAAGAAACAAAATTCCAAATGAACGATGCAGCAATTTATGCAAATACATACTCTGGTAAAGTTGCTCAATTAAATTTTGCTTTCACTACAATGAAAACTGCTATTGGTAATGTAATACAACCTATTGCAAAATTATTTATTCCAATATTAACCGCAGCTGCGAATGCAGTAACAAGATTATTCACTTCAATTGCTGGTTTAATGTCAATGTTTGGATTAAAGGCAGACAGTGTTGAAACAGTATCAAAAGGGTTAGGAGGAGTCGCCGATAATGCAGACAAAGCAGCCGATGCAGTAAAAGGTGTTGGCGATAGTGCAGGGAAAACTGCAAAGCAAGCAAAAAAAGCAGCCTTACAATTAGCTGGTTTTGATGAAATGAATAAACTAACTGACAATAGCAGTAGTGGTTCTGGAAGTGGTTCCGGAGGTGGAGCTGGAGGTGGAGCATCAGCCCTTGCAGAGTCATTAGATGTATCAACCAATATACAACAAGATACATCAGCATTTGATGGTATGTTGAACAAAGTAAAAGAGTTGGCCAATATATTTAAAGAGGGCTTTAAAGTTAGTTTTGGAGATACAAATTTCGATGGAATTTTATCACATTTAAGCAATATAAAAAAATCATTACTGGATATATTTACAGATTCTAATGTTGTTAACTCTGCAAACAATCTTGTAAAAACATGGACTTATGCATTAGGACAATCAGTCGGAGCAATTGCAAGAATTGGAGTGAATATTGCTGAAGGACTAGTTGGAAGTGCAGATGGATATTTACAAAAAAATTCTGAAAGAATAAAGAAATTCTTAGTAAGTATGTTTGATGTAACTGCAGAAAGATTTACTTTTGTTGGAAATTTCATGGAGGCTATTGGAAAAATATCAGATGTTTTTGCTGGAAAAGAGGCAAAATCAATTGGTACAAGTATTATTGAAATGTTTGCAAATCCTATTATGTCTGTCTATGATGTAATAAATAAATTCATAACGGATTTAACAAAATTATTAGTAACACCAATTATAAATAATTGTGATCTAATTAAGCAAACAATCCAGAATACTTTAGGACCTATATCAAGTATATTTGGAACACTAGCTGAAATAATGACTGCATTAGGAGATAAGATAAATGAAATTTATACAACATATATAAGTCCATTTCTTGAAAACTTATCTATTGGAATGTCAGATACATTCGGAAAATTTTTAGAATTTTGGAATACTTATATTGTTCCATTCCTAGATAATGTTGCTAATGGATTTTCACAATTATGGACAGAACATTTAAGTCCATTGATGGATAAAATAGGTGGGCTAATTGGCTCAATAGTTCAAGCAATTCAAGCATTATGGAATGGTGTATTGAAACCAGTAATAGATTGGATTATTCAAAATGTATTGCCTAAATTAGTTCCAGTATTCGAAGCATTATGGAACACGATAAAAACCGTATTCGGACATATTGCAGATGCAATAGGTGGAATAATAGATTTCTTCAAAGGTTTAATAGATTTTATTGTTGGAGTATTTACTGGAGATTGGAGCAAAGCTTGGGATGGAATAAAAAATATCTTTAGTGGAATATGGAATGCAATAAAAGGAATAGTTCAAGCAGTATGGAGTGCAATTAAAGGAATTGTAGAGACAGTTATAAATGTTATAAAGGCAATAATTACTACTGTCTTTAATGCTATAAAAACTATAATCACTAATATTTGGAATGGAATCAAAACATTTTTTACAAATATATGGAATGGTATTAAAGATATGATTTCAAATGTGATAAATGGAATAAAAAATACTATATCAAATGTGTTTAATGCAATAAAAAATACTATTACTAATATATGGAACAATATTGTAACAACTATTAGTAATGTATGGAACACCATTAAGACAAAAGTTAGAGAGGGAGCTCAAGGTGCATGGAATGCGATTACTAGTATTTTTGGTGGAATTGCAAATTGGTTTAGAAACATTTTTACTCAAGCATGGACAGCAGTTAAAAATGTATTTAGCACAGGAGGAAAGATATTTGATGGTATAAAAGAGGGAATTGTAAACTTCTTCAAAACAATAGTTAATGGAATTATTGGTGCTATTAACAAAATAATTGCAGTTCCATTTAATGCAATTAATGGAATATTACAAAAAATTCATGATGTTGAAGTTGCTGGGTTTAAACCATTTACTTGGATTCATAAATTCAATGTTCCAGAAATTCCTAAACTTGCACAAGGTGGTTATGTTAAAGCAAATACACCAAGACTTGCAGTGGTAGGAGATAACCGAACACAAGGCGAAATTATATCTCCAGTAGATAAAATGAAAGAAACATTCTTAAGTGCATTACAAGAGTTTAAAAATATGAATACTGGAATGGGTGGAGATTATGTTCCATTAGAAATCAATATACCAATTTCTTTAGATGGCGAGGAAATAGATAGAAAACAATATGAAAGAAGAGCTAGACTAGCACTTGCCACAAACGGAAGGAGGTCTTGATATCTATGGCTAGATATAGCGGAGATTTAATAAAACTAAATGGAAAAAGTTATAAGTGTATTACATCTTATAAAATTCAAAGAAATAAATTATGGAGTTCTGATACTGGAAGAAATATGGCTGGTGTTATGAAAGGAACTCTAATAGGAAATTTTCCTAAAATACAACTAGAAATAGAACCTTTAGATGCTGAAGAAATGAGAGAATTAGAACTCATTTTCGACTCGGCATCTTTTATTGTTGAATATTATAACAATAAATATGGTTGTACATGTACCGCAGATTATTATGCTAATGACTATGATGAGGACTTATATATAGGAAGATTACCAGAACTAAAATATAAGTCATTTGCGGTCAATCTAATACCATACGAGGGTGAAGATAGGCATGTTAAAAACAACTAAAACTTTTAAAAATAAAATGAAAGTCTATGGAAAACAATTAAATATCTTACTTGGGTTTGGTAATACAAAATTAGATAAAACTCATGTAAAAAAATTAAATTTAGCCGTAAATGGCGATTTATTTACTTCTGTTATGAGACAGGTTGAACTAGAAATAGAAAACTATACAACAATTGATAAAAGTAAAATCATGACAGTTAGACAAGTGCATGAGGCAATGGTTAGGAGAGTGAATAAAACTCAAGTAAAATATTTAGCCGAGGACCAAGACAAAGAATATACAGTTGAAGATGTTCACAATATGAGTGTGGGAAAAATGGATAATGCTAGAGTAAAATTTCTTATTCCACATGATAAAAGAGAAAATATTGAAAATGCAAGTACGATAAATATTCAAATAGGGGTTAGGACATCAGAGTTTGATAATTATGAATATATTGACTGGGGTGAATTTGTTGTTTATGACAAAGAAGAAAAAATTGATACTCGCTCATTAAAATTATATTTATATGATCACATGATAGATAGCCATATTAAATATATTGATAGTCCTCTCACTCTCGACTATTCTACTGGAACTGTTACTATTTTAGATCTGTTAAGAACTATATGTAAAAAATTCGGATGGACTTTAAAAACCACAGATTTTGCAAATGCTAACAAAGTAATAACTGAAGATAAATATGCAGAATTAACTGATTTTACATATAGAGACATTTTAGATGAAATTGCAGCAGCAGCTGGAGGTTTTATAAAAATTATAAATAAAGATTTATATGTAGCATATCCAACAGAAACTGGAGAAAAAATTGATGAAAATGATTTAGAAAAACTTACTATTGGAAAGAAAATAGGACCATATAACACAATGGTATTAGGTAGAAGTCCACAAGAAGATAATATTTACTATCCAAGTTCAATACCAGCCTCTGGTAGAGTAACAATAAGAATAGACAATAATCAAATTATGGATAGAAACAGAAGTGATTATATAGAGGAAATATATAATCATATTAATGGGTTATCTTATTATGTATTTGAATATACATCTTTCGGATTTGGCTATTTTGAATTTGGAGATATTGTTACATTAAAGGATTTACACGAAAATGAGTATAAAACAATATTGTTTAATATCAATGTAGAAATAACATCTGGAATAAAAGAAAAGGCAAACACAAAAGAACCAAAGTATAGTGATACTAAATATCAATATGCTACTGGAATTGAGAAAAGAATAACTAATACTGAAATAATCACAAATAAGCAAGAGGGTAAAATACAAGAGATTATTGAAGAACAACAAGGTGCAACATCTAAAATGAATTTATTGGAGTCAACAATAAATGAAACCAAAAGGACCATATCTGATTTTCAGAGTGAAACAAACAACAAGATGGCAGAATTTAAGGAAAGCCTAGATGGTTTGAATGTAAATTTAAAAAACAATAGTGGTAACAATATTTTCTACTATGATACAGACTTTTGGAATGGAAATTCAATTGAAAGTTACATAGACACAGATACAAGAAAAAACACTGTTAGTGGAATGGGGTACAAATTATCAATAGGAACAGTATATCAAGATGCAATAGTAAAAAATGATGATTATACAATATCATTTTTATATAAAAATACAAACAAGCTTGATAATACAACAGTAACAATAAATGGTGTAGCTGAAAAATTGAGTTATACTGGCCAGGAGTGGAAAGAATATATCAAACGAATTAAAGTAACAGATAATAGAATTTCTGTTACTTTTAAAACAGATATTAATGAGGCAATAGAAATTGCTGATGTTATGGGAAATATTGGAGCGGAAAAACAAGCATGGTCTCAAAATCCTAACGAAACACATACCGACACAGTTGATATAGGAAAAGGAATACAAGTAAATTCAAGTACATCTAATACATACACAAGAATGGATGCAGATGGATTTAGAAGTTTCAACTCATCAACTGGCGAAGTAACAACAGAATTAACAGACAAGGGAACAGTAACAAAAGAATTAGAAGTAAAAACAAAAGCTTCAATTACAGGCTTACTATTTCAAGAAATTGAAGGTCAAACATGGATTTCAAAATTATAGGGAAAGGAGGATTTTAGATAATGGCAACAAATGAATATCTTAATAGCAATGGCTATAGTGGAAGATATATAGAGTTACATTGGTGGAGAACAGGAACTTGGAATGGAACAACATGTGGTTCAAATATACATTGGGAATTACATGGTAGAGGTCAAGCATCATCTAGTTGGTATAAAGCTGGTAATTTTAAGGTAGTTATAAATGGTCAAACATTGTACAATTCTTCTGACAGAATAAACTTATATAATGGAACATTAGTTGCTAGTGGAGATATTTCAATACAACATGATAATAATGGTAGTAAATATTTTACGGCAAGTATTGAGGCAGGAATTTATACTTATGCAGTAAATTGTAGTGCTAGTGGTGGCTGGTGGTTAGACTCTATTCCAAGAAATTTAGACAGTATAAATTTGACAGAAAGAAGTCATGGCTATAATTATATACAAGTCGGATGGACATGTAGTCCAGCGAGAGATTATACACAATATTCTTTAAATGGTGGAGCATGGACAGATGCTGGAGATGCAGTTGCAAGTGATGGAAAATCTGGATGGTTTAATGTAATGAACCTAAAAGAAAGTACCAAATATACTATTAAAGTTAGGCTAAGAAGAGCAGATAGTGGATTGTGGTCAGAGTCCAATACAGTAACAATTACAACTGCAAGTGCTCATACATCTATAACACAATTTGTTGTAAATAAAGTAACTGGTAGAAGTGACCAATTAAAAATAACATGGGCTGCTGGACATGCTTGCGACAAAGGTTGGTATTCAATTGATAATGGTAGTACATGGAAAGAGGGATTAAGTTATCCAGACCAAATCATAAGTGGCTTAAGTAGTGCAACTTCTTATAAAGTTAAAATTAGAGTAAGAAGGAAAGATTCGCAACAAACAACAGATAGTGGAACAGTTACTCAAACAACATATACCCAAACCAAATTTACAAAAAATAATGTAAATCATATTAGTGGTTATAGTGGATTAAGTCAATTAAAAGTTGAATGGGCTACTAATATTACAATTCAAAAATTAGAATTATCCTTAAATGATGGTTCTAGCTGGACTAATAAAGGTAATCCAAATAGTTCTAGTGGAAGTTTTACAATAACAAGTTTATCAATAAATACCTACTACAATATAAAATTAAGAGCTACAAGTAAAGATGGTTCTGTTGTGACTACTACTGGAACAATAAAACAAAATACTTATAATAAAGTAACAGGAAGCTTATACAAAAATGGAACAAAACTCAAGGTAACTACTGGCATACAATTAACAACCACAGATAAATTAGAATTTAAAGAAATTTCAAATCCAGCTGGTTGTACTTATAAAATTTATTTTGAAACACCAGATAATACTAGAAGATTAACACAAAGTGGAACAACAATAACTGCAGCACAAATTCAATCAATGTTTCAATATCTTCCTAATAGTAATTCACAATCATTTAATGTTGGAATTGCTACAATGAATGGAGATACAGAAGCACAATATATTGATTTTTATGGAAATCTAGTAATAACTAATTCAAATCCTACTTTTAATAATTTTACATACGAGGACACAGATGAAAAATGCAAGATTTTAACTGGAGGAAATCAAGGAATAATAAAAGGTTATTCAGATGTAAAAATAAATATTTCTAGTGCTAATAAAGCAACTGGAAAAGATTATGCTACAATAACAAAATATAGAGCTGTTATTGGAGAGAAGCAAAAAGAAATAGGATACTCTAATTCTTCAAATGTTAGTGGCCAAATAGATAATGTTGATAGTAATGTTTTTACAGTATATGCGATAGATTCAAGGGGAAATTCAACTGCAAAACAAATTAGCCCAAGTGCATTTTATAATTATTCAAATATAAAAATAACAAAAGCGTCAATTATTAGAACTAATGTAGTTGGAAAAGAAACAGAGTTATCGTTTGAGGGACAATACTGGAATAACTCTTTTGGTAATATCATAAACGGAATTGTTAAATGCTATTATCAATATAAAACAACATCATCTGATAAATGGGTTACTGGAGCAACAACATTAACATTAACTTTTGATGGTAGTAAATTTAGTTTTAATGGACTTATTAAAGGCGATGCTGGAGCAGAGGGATTTTCAGTAACTAATAATTTCAATATAAGGATTTATGTCGAAGATAGATTGTCAAAATCTACTTTTGATTTAATTCTAGGTTCTGGAACTCCACAACTCGCAATAGCTCCAGAGGGTGTTGCAGTTGGTGGAATGTATAGGGCTGATTTAGGAGAGGGTTTGCAAATATATGGCAAGCTCTTTTTAAATGGAAAAGAAATAACAATATAAATTTGAAAGGAGATAAAAAAGATGTCTTTAAGAACTACATTTTTAAAATTATTTAAGTGGAATACCTCTGATGATGAGGATCTAAACAATAACTTTGATATTGATGCAGCTATGAATGATAACTGGGATATGATTGATAATGCAGTTAGTGATTTAAGTGGTAACAAGGTTGATAAAGTTGATGGAAAACAATTATCAACAGAAGATTATTCAACCACAGAAAAAAATAAATTAAGTGGAATTGCATCTGGAGCACAAGTTAATGTTTTAGAAAACCTTACATTAGGTGGTACTACATTACAGAAAAATAATAAAACAATAGAAATAAAAGATGCTGAAGTAACAAATGCAAGAAAATCAACAACTAAAAATAAAACTTTTGCGAGTGTGACTGCTCGTTTAGAAGAGTTGGAAGAGGATGTTGATGGCATTGAAACAACAAGAGGTCATGTTTATGGAATTAGAAGAAAAATAACAGATAATTCTAGTTCTGCATGGGAAAGATTATTTGATAGCATAGGCAAAGTTGCTAATGCTACAAAAAATGGTGGAACTGTACAAAATGATTTTGATAGTTTAGCACCATGGTCTGAAATAAAATCATGTAATTATGATTTAACAACAAAGAAAATAAATGCTTGGTTTGGAGATGCAAATTTTAAGTTTGATGGAACGAATGGAGATGTATTTACTCATGTTCCAAAGACATATTGGAAAATCTATCAAGAAGATGATTATGATTATGTTTTATTGGCTGATTATCCAAAAGCTGGTTTTATGGAAGTAGATGGATTCTTTGCTGGTAGATACAATGGTGCTGTTGTTGATGATGTATTACATACATATAGTGGATTAGTTCCAACAACAAATAAAACAATAGGAGCATTTAGAACTTTAGCAAATGCTTTAGGAGATAATTTCTCTCAATTAGACTGGAGATATTTCGTATTGCAAATGCTATATTTAGTTGAATATGCAAATTATAATTCTCAAACTATGCTAGGAAATGGTGTTATGAACCGTAAGTATTTAAAAACACTTATTGCAGAAAGTAACACAAATAGAGTGGTAATTGGTAGTGCCTCTGGATATTATGTAGGACAAATTATAAGAATTGGTACATCTGATGGTGGAAGTCAAATAGCAGATGCAAGAAAAATCACTGCAATCGAGCCTTATGATGATGGCACAATTACTGGTTCAGAAATAACATTTGATGGAGCAGCAGTTAATATAGCAGTTGATAATTTTGTTTGCACAATGGCACAAATTACTGGCCAATGTGATGCTCTTGGAATGAAATCTGGTTGCCTAAATAACGATGGTTATCATTCAATGATTTATAGAGGTATAGAAAATATTTTCGCAAATATTTGGCAATGGGTAGATGGAATAAACATAAAAGACCATTTAGCATATATCTGTAAAGACCATTCAAAATATGCAAGTGATAAATTTGATGGAGATTATAAACCTCTTGCTTATACAAATTGCGACACCAATGGAAATCCAAAAACTTTAGGATTAGATGTTGATGAGCCATTCTTTAGATTTCCTACTGCAATTGGTGGAGGAACATCAACATATATGTGTGATTACTACTGGCAGAACACAGGAAATAGGGTTGCTCTTGTTGGTGGTAATTTCAACTTTGGGGCTATCGATGGCTTGTGGTGTTGGGGCTTGGGCGACACTTCTTCGCTTGCGCATTGGAACATCGGTGCTCGTGTTCTTATTGATAACCAGTAAAGTAGGGGTTTGGGGGCGACCAGCCTCCCAAAATATTTAATGAAAGTCTAGAATTTATAAATAATTTTATAATTTTAGCAATACTATATAAAATTAAAACCTTATAGGCAGACTTTATATAAAGGCTGATATAGTTAAAATATAATTAAAAATATGCTATTATCATTTCAAACACAATTGAAAATATAGGGATTTGGTGTGTGCTCTGCCGAGCTTTCACTTCTTGATTTTGGAGGGTTGCTCATGTTGGTGGTAATTTCAACAATGGGGCTAACGATGGCTTGTGGTATTGGAACTTGAACAACACTTCTTCGAATGCGAATTGGAACATCGGTGCTCGTGTACTTATTTTTGAAATAATAATTATAAACATTACACATCATTTTCCAGAGCCCTTGCTCAAAATAGAGTCGCAACTGGATTGGACTAGTAAGCCCATTATGGTTTGAAAATCCGATAGACAAAAATAAGAAATTATTATATTACCAGAGGTGTGTTATGAAAAGAAAAGGCAATTTTTACAATGATATTTGCAATAAAGATAACATCAAAAAAGCAATAATTGAAGCAGCAAAAGGGAAGAAAGATAGGAACAATGTGGCAAGGATATTAGAGAATATTGATAAATATGTCGATATTCTCTTTAATATGTTATCTACAAAGGAAATAAGATTATCTCCATATAAAAAAATGACAATTCATGATGGAGCAAATAAAAAGGAGAGAATTATTTTCAAACCAGCATTTTTTCCAGACCAGTGTATTCATTGGTCATTGATGTTACAATTACAACCAATATTACAAAAAGGAATGTACGAATATTGTTGTGCTAGTGTTCCTAATAGGGGAATACATTATGGTTCAACATATATTAAAAGAATATTGAAAGATGATAGAAAAAACACAAAATATTGCTTAAAATTAGATGTTAAAAAATTTTATCCCAGCATTGATAAAAATGTTTGTAAAAGGAAATTCAGAAGAATAATAAAAGACTATGATGTACTGAATTTAATTGATACCATAATTGATAGTAGTAATGAAAGTGGGTTACCTATTCGGTAACTTTACTTCACAATGGTTCGCAAATTTTTACTTGCAAGATTTAGATCATTTCATTAAAGAAAAAATGAAAGTAAAATACTATTTGCGATATATGGATGATATGGTTTTATTCGGTAGAAACAAAAAAGAACTACATAAAATCAAAAATGAAATAGATGAGTTTTTAAAGCCAGAGGGATTAAAATTAAAGGATAATTGGCAATTATTTAAAGTTGATTCAAGACCATTAGATTTTTTAGGGTATAGATTTTATAGAGGATATACAACATTGAGGCGAAGCAATTTTCTTCGAATTAAAAGAAGAGTTAAAAAAATTGTAAAACGAGGATATATAAGGCTGACAGATGCCTATTCTATGATTTCTTATCATGGTTGGTTATCACATTGTGATAGTTTTAATTATAGAAACAAGTACATCAAGCCTTATAAAATAACTCTAAAAAAATGTAAAGGAGTGATTAGAAATGGTAGAGGTAAACTTAAATTGTGAGTCAGATACAAAACCAAAAAAATCTGTTGTAGAAAATATTTTGAATGGAAAATGTGATATTATCTTAAATGAAAATATTACAGAACATTTAAAAGAAGATGAAAATGGCAAAACTAAAACATACTATACTTATGATATGTATAGAATTGTAAGAAATAATTATAGAGATACATTAGAAAATGATTTGGCTAATGATACTGGATTTTTAGTATGGTTAAATTTTGCTAAAGAGCAATATGCAAAACAAATTATAAATATTTCTGATGCTGAAAGAATATCTGCATTGGAACAAGCAATGATTGACATTGGGGAGGTAATTGGAAATGATTAATTTTTATGTAATTCAAATTAGAGATTTAAAAACAATGACAATTGATGATGTTCCTAAATTATGGAGAGAAAAAGTTAGGAAAAAATTAGAAGAGGAGTCTTAATATAAGGCTCTTTTTTGATACTATACGAAAGGAGAAAATCAAATGGATTTGTTGGAAATTTTAAAAGCAATATTTCAATATGGGGGAACATTAATAATGGCAGCATTATTTGTATGGGTATTTATACAAGATAAAACAAAAAACAATAAAATGTTGGAGGATAATACTCAAATGCTTAAGGTTTTAACTGAAAGTAATAACAACATAGCAAAATCATTAGATATAATCGCAAACAATTTAGTAAATATTGATAGTAAAGTTGACAGAAACTATCAAGAAACACTAAAGGAAAGGAGAAAATAATGAAACAAGCATGGAGTGATTTAAAAAGTTTTGTAACAATTGCTTTTACTTTTACAATTATAGCTCTAGTTTTAATTGTTGCAATAAAAGGCAACTGGGATATATTTCAAATAGTTTTTACTTTGTTTTCTAATATAGCAACTGCAGTTTTTACATATTTTTTTACAAGAAAGACAAATGTTGAAAAAACTACTGAAATTGAGACAACAAATTATACCAACCAAGATTAAAAAACGGCTTAAAATTCAATTTCGCAAGTCGTTTTTTATAATGCCGTAAAAAAATTACGGTATTTTTATAATACAGGAAGAAATCTCAAAAATCTTCCTGTATTTATTTTTAGCACTCGTGTTTCTTTGAAATATGAGTGTAATTTTTTATAAGGAGGTTTTCACGATGGAAGAAAACAAAGATGAAATTAAGCTAACTGAGGAAATGGAGAAAGAATTATCAAATGGTAAAGAGGAGGGTGAAGAATAATGGGAACTATGTCAAGTTTAGCACAAGGTGCGTATATTGCTCATTCTAATAATTACCAAAAGGGAAGAAATGGGCAAAAAATTTGTAAATTTACACCGCACATTATGGCAGGTATTTTGACAGGTAAACAATGTGCAGCAAACATTTTTCAAAATCCAAATAGAATAGCATCAGCAAATTATTGTATAGGAAATGATGGCGATATAGTATGCAATGTTTATGAAGAAGATAGAGCTTACACATCAAGTTCAAGGTCAAATGATAATCAAGCTATTACAGTTGAAGTTTCAAATTGTGAATATGGCGGAGATTGGAAAATATCTGATAAAGCATGGAATTCATTAGTTAAATTAGCAGTTGATGTATGTAGAAGATATAATTTTAGATTAGTTTATGATGGAACACCTAACGGAAGTTTAACAAGACACAATATGTTTGCTAATACTTCTTGTCCTGGCAAGTATTTACAAAGTAGATTCCAAGAATTAGCAGACACAGTAAATGCTCAATTAGATGGCGGAGATACACCAACACCAGCTCTATCTGCAGCTAAAAAATCAAATGAAGAAATTGCTGAAGAAGTAATTGCTGGAAAATGGGGAAATGGAGAAGATAGAAAGAATAGATTAACTAATGCTGGATATAATTATTCTACAATTCAAAGTATTGTAAATCAAAAATTAGGTGGAGATACATCTACTTCAAAACCAACATTAAAATCTAATGGAACTATTGCACAAGAAGTTATAAATGGGGCATGGGGAAACGGAGAAGACCGTAAAAATAGATTAATCGCAGCTGGTTATGATTATAGTGCAATTCAAGATTTAGTAAATAAAAAGCTAGGAGTATCTTTTGACTCTAGCTCGAATAAAAAGTCTAATGAAACAATAGCAAATGAAGTTATCCAAGGCAAATGGGGAAATGGTCAAGATAGAAATAATAGACTTACTGCTGCTGGATACGATTATTCAGCTATTCAAACGATAGTTAATAAGAAGTTAAGTTAAAAAAATTAAGTAGGGGAGATTTTTTTCTCCTCTACTTTAATTCTTTTAATTTTTTTTGAATATCTAGTAAAATATTGAAAGACTGCTGAAAAGTAGTGTTATTCATATCAATTTCAGTAATCTTTTTTAATATCTTTTTTATCTCAATATTATTGGAATAATCAACAATATTAGTGTTTTGTGGTAGGTCATCTATCACTTGGTATTGTAGTTGCAAATTATCTAATTTTTTAGTATATTTTTCTAAAGAGGATATAGGAAATCCACATTTAATAATTTCCGGACTTAACGATGTGATTTTTAATCCTAATTTCTCATTTAGAATTTTTGCATCTTCATTTAAAATATTATAGAATATGCCGATTCTAAAAATATAAATTGAGGATGCATCTTTTTCTTTTAATTCTTTATACTGCTTTAGAATTTTGCTCATTTTTTTCACTCTCCTTTTCATCTATCATTTCTAGTAATTCTCCGAGGAGTACAACCAAAAGCTCTGCATAACATTTCGAGAGTATCAAAATGTATGCCATATAAATCTTTTTTGGTTAGGTTCTTTAAAGATTGATAACTTCTCCCAGTTTGTACAGTTAACCAATAAAGTGATTTTCCGTTTTCTTTTAAAAATTCTTCGATTTTGAGATGTATCATATTAGCCTCCTTTCTATAATTGCAACTGTATATATTATAGAATGAAGTAAAATTTATTTTAACTATATTGTGTTTTATATAAAGTTGGGTATATATATTGTAGGGTTACAATAATTGTGATAAAATATGGATAAATAAAAAATGATTGGAGGCTTAAAAATGCAAGTTCTATCACTCATTGATGAGGCTCTAGAAAAATTGGAAGATGGTAATTATATTGGTTGTGGAAAAACATTAAAAAAATTAAAAGATGATGTTATTAAAGCAAATCTAGATAAAGAGTTGAACATTATAAACGATTTAGAAAATGATATAAAATGAAATCGTACTTTATATAAAGGCTAGGGGAGTTAAAAATATTAACATAATATGGTATAATATAATTAGCAAGAGAATATTCTCCGAATAAAATAAGGAGGTAGTAATGGAAGAAAAAGAATTAGTACGATTACTAATGAGGAAACAACCATTAAGATATAAATTGCTAATTATGGTTAATAAAAATCTCATTCATGAAATATACAGAATGGCTTATATTGACTGTTACCAAAAAATGAATAAGAAATAGGATTTATCTACTTTTTATCTACTAAGTTAGAAATAACTGAACAAAACTGAATAAAATTATAGATAAAAAACTTTTATTTATGCTATTTTACACAAACTGAAATAAACTAATTTAACATAAAACAAAACAGTTGGTTCAGGTGTTGTTGCTGATATTATAGAGTAATAAAACCAATAATAGCAAGGGTTACAGAGATTTGTAGCACCTTGCTATTTTCTTATTTATCTACTTTTTATCTACTTAGTTTAGAATAGAATCCATTAGTTTTGTAGAATTTGCCTTTTTTTCTGGTAAACTATCTAAATATATTTCCGTAATTTTAATTGATGAATGACCTAGTAAGTTCTTAATTGTAATTAAATCTGTTCCATGCATTAGTAATTGAGTTGCAAAAGTATGTCGTAAATCATGGAATTTTCTATATCTTAATCCAGCATTTTTTAATCTTCTTTGCCATTGTTTCAATAAATTCTTGCTATTTATATATGTGTTGTCTCTACCGAGGAAACACCATTGTATTTGTTCGTTCTTTATTTATTAGCATATTATAAACAGTATCATTCATTGGTATAGTTCTGATTGAGTTCTTACTTTTAGGCGATTGCAGTTTTAAACTATAACTTCTTTTCTTTTTTTCATCAAAATCTGCTGAATTACTTAAATTATGAATTATATGAATAAGTCTATTATCAAAATCTAAATCTGTCCATTGTAATCCTAAAATTTCTCCTTGCCTCATTCCAGTTGCAAGTGCAAAAATAACAATATCTTGATAATGACTACCATCAAAAGCTGGAATCAGTATTTTTATTTCCTCTTCTGTAAAGAAATCAATTTTATTTTTTCGTTCCAATATTTCTAAATCTTTTTTATTATCTTTGGGTAAGGTTACATTATTGCAAGGATTTTTTATTGTATATCCATCTTTTTCACAATACACAAAAAACAAATGTAGCAATTTATGAATAGCTTTGACTCTGTATGGAGTCATTGGTTTTTCGGTATGTTTTAATTTTAGTTTCATTAATCTATCATAGAAATTTTGAATATTTATTGATTTTATATCTTTAATTGGTTGAGTTGAAATATCATCTGGTTCAATGTAATTTCTATATAAGCCCTCATAACTCTCAAATGTAGATGGTTTTAATTCATGTTTTTTATGCTCAAATAACCATTTAGGGAATAAATCTGTAATAGTTATATAATCATTAAATTGCAATCCTAATTTTAGATTTTGGATATAATCTATTGCTTTTTGTTCCGCTTCTGATTTACTAGAACCATAAAAAACTTTCTTAATAGGTTCTTTATTTTCTTTATGACCTATAGTTTTTGTTACTTTATAATAATTATAGCCATTTACATTGAAATTAGTTTTTCTTGCCAATTTATTCTACCTCCAATGCACATTTTTTTGACCAAGCACTTGCAAATAAATGACTATTCATATATAATACAAATAGTCGTGTAAGTGTTTTATCTTTTGTACACTTACTATAGATTTCTTTAGTTTTTTAAATTAAAGGGCATAGTTAGAGCTAAATCATTATGAGGGGTTTAAGCTCTAACTATTTTTATTTTAATATTCATATTTAGGTCTAATTAACATCCAAATTATCCAAAGTCCACCTGTGCAAAGTATTAAAATAAAATCTAATAAATGATTGTAATGCTTTTTCTGTTTTGTAGGACCAGTAGTAGAGGCTGATGCAGAATTATTTATTATTATGTTTTTTTCAGATTGTTTATTATAACTCTTTGTAGGCTCTCCACAAGTAGGACATACAATTGCATTGTCATTTTCAATTTGATTTCCACAATGTTCACAATATTTCATAACCTTGCTCCTTTCTAAAATATATATTATAAAAATGCTGATTTCATTTCAACTCTGATAACTTTACCTATTATGTGTATATCTGTAGCTTTTTCTTTTGGAAAATAAGGATTTAAAGGTTCTAATTCATAATGGTTATCATCTGATATTAGAATTTTTCTAATAAGTAACTTATCATTGTTAATTAATAAATAAACCTTATTATTTTTTATATCAGAACATTTTTCAATTATTGCAGTATCTTCTTGCCCTAGAAGTGGCAACATAGAGTCATCTCTAGCAATAAAAGCAATATATTCTTTATTTTTTTCTAGTTTAAAATTAGCATATATATATTCCTGTGCTGGATCAGTTATAAAAGAATTACTTTCTTTATTATATTTTATTCTAATAACAATTGGAATTTTGTTATTTTTATTAGAAACATTATCATCAAAAAAGTCATCTATTAAATAATCTGTATATCCACATACTTGCATTAGTTCACGATAGTTAGTTATTCCTTTTGAATTTGTTGCAATATTATCAAGTATTTTAGGAGATGGTGGTTTTTCTTTTTTCATGTTCATGTATTCTGATAAATAACCTCTACTAACACCGACTTTAGAGGAAAACTCTCTTTGAGTGTCAAAGGTTTCATATATTTCTTTTAAAATTTTTGCAAATTTACTTTTATCAAACATAAAAAAACCTCCTAAACCTATTGTACATCAATGGTTCAAAAAAGTCAACAAAAAAAGTTGAAAATTTTTAACAAAAAGTGTTGACATTTTTTATTTAATATAATAAAATGAATCTGGTCAAAAAAATGACCAAGAAAATATAAGAAAGGAAGAGGCAAAAAATGAGGTTAAATATTGAAGCAATAAAAAAGCTAATTGAGTCACAGTATAGAGGTAATACTACATGGTTTGCTGATGATATTGGTGTAAATAGAAGCTACCTAACTATGATATTAAATGGTAAGCAAAAAGATGATAGTACAAAAGTAATCAATCATCTAGTATCTTATTGCGAAAAGAAACACCTTAATTACAAAAACTATATTTTTTTACCTTAAACGGTCAAAAAAATGACCAAGAAAGGAGGGAGAAATTTGGAAGAACAGTGGATAAGCCTAAATCAATATGAAAAACGATACAATTTAGGACACAACACAGTTTTACAAATGATAGCAAATCATGAAGTTGAGTACATCAGAACAGGTACGAGGTACAAAATTAAGGTTGGCAGTAAAAACACTGTTCCTAGGGAAATGTTTGAAAAAGAACAGGCTGCTAGAATTAAGGCAGAAACAACATTGGATTTACTTAAGAAAGTTTTAGAGGGAGGAAAATAAGATGAAAGTTGTAAACAAAGGAAAGTTTATTTCAAGGATAATTGAGTTACTTATTATAGTAGGTACAATTATTATTACACCAAAAGCAATTTCTTATGCAAATGCATGGAGAGGTTACAAAGGATTTGGAGGAGAATACCTAGTTCCAGTTTTAGGATTAATAGCAATATTAGTTATTGAAACAATTCTACAGGAAAGAGAGGCAAAAGCACATGCCAGAAGATAAATTACATAAGAGTTATATATGGCACATTATAACATTAGCAAAAATGAAATACCTATTAAGAGAATTAAAAGGAGGGAAAATAAAATGATAGGAAAACACACAGAGGAAGCTCAAAAAATTAAGCAATTAGAAGAAACAATTGCTGCCAAAGATAAGGAAATTAAAGACATTAAGTTTAGTTTAGCTGATA